CAATATTGATAAGAGATAACTACAGAAGAGAACTAGGCTTATAAAACAAAATATTGCTGGGTAGACGACGAAATAGCAGGTGAACCACAAGGCAGTATTAAAGATGCCATCTTAGATTATGTAGATAATGAATATAACTATGGTGATTTTGATGCTTTAAGTCGAGAAGAATTGTTACAAACAACAATAGAAATAGGTCATCCATATAGATATGTACCTGAGATAGACGGCGAACGAGTGATTTGGAATGTGTGTGATTACGATTTAGATGATGAAATCGAAGAATGGTCAGACGATTACATGAAAGATGTTAAAAACGAACACATGGACGAACTGAGTGAAGAGCTAACAAAAGTATTCCAAGCGTGGGAAAAACGTCATGGGTACGATCTCAAATCTTGGGTTGTACAAGAAACAAAACCATATCGTATTGGTGATTATGTTAAGGAGTAAGTGTTTATAGTATATGAAAATACTAGATGCATGTTGCGGAAGCAAAATGTTTTGGTTCGATAAAGAACATAATGAAACCTGTTATATGGATAAACGCACATTGGATACAACACTATGTGATGGTAGGAAGTTGATTGTAAAACCTGATGTGATCGCAGATTTCCGCAAGATGCCTTTTGACGATGAAAGCTTTTACCTTGTAGTGTTCGACCCGCCACATTTATTAAATGCTGGTGAAAAATCATTTTTAGCGTTGAAATATGGGCGGTTAGAACAAACATGGCAAGATGATATAAAACAAGGTTTATCAGAGTGTTGGAGAGTGTTGAAGTCAAATGGAACGATGATTTTTAAGTGGAATGAAGAACAAATCACGTTACCGATGCTTAAAGGGTTATTTCCTAGTGAGCCAATATTTGGCCAACGCAGGGGAAAAACAGTTTGGTTAGTATTTTTTAAGGGTGAAAGTGAATGATTAGGAGATGCATATATGGACGAAAAAGATATTCAATATGTTCTTGGTAGACATTTATTTCGTAAAAAAATATGCATACCAAACGTGAGTATGTATTGTCCAGGAAGAACTGAATATGAAGCTGATTTCGTATATTTTGATTTAAAAACACAATACCTAACAGAAGTGGAAATCAAAACAAACATTCATGACTTCAGACGTGACTTTAAAAAGAAAAGATACCATGACTGTAAAAACGTAAAGTACTTGTATTATGCAATGCCAAGAAGCTTGTATGAAGAGAATAGAAATGAGATCAATTTCTTTCTTAAAGATGCAGGATTAATTTTGATTAATGAAATTGATACTGATGATTTCAGAGGTAATTTATACGAGTTTGGTGGCTTTGTAAGACGTGCTAAGGCTAGAGATGATTGGTATGAATTAAGTCCTACAGGGCTAATGCATTATTTGCGAATTGGATGTATGAAATGGGTGAATAGATAATGCCAACAGATAAGAAGAAAAAAGTTAATAGTAAACGAAAAGGTGCAGATGGCGAACGTGAATTTGCTAACCTATGCAAGGAACAGGGGTTTGATGTAAGAAGAACGCAACAGTATTGTGGAAATACAGGTGATGCCAGCGATTGTGTTGGACTACCTAATATCCATATCGAAGTAAAACGTGTACAAGCATTAAACATCGACAAAGCAATGGCACAAGCAATTCATGATAGCGAACATAAAAATGTGATGCCAATCGTTGCACACAGGAAGAATAATGCTAAATGGTTAATCACCATGAGGGCGGATGATTGGTTTAAGTTATATAAAGAAAGTGGATTGAGTAATGGCAGTTAACACATCAACATATGGTATCCCGCACAATTGCAAGAATTGGCTAGCGTTAGCATCGGTAGTATGGGGCGAACTGGATATAAGCGAGGCCATACATATTGTTACTGACAAAGGCAGAGGATTGCCCACCAAAAGAAGCATACAAGATGAATTTGCATTGACTGATAAAGTTATTGAACTATGCAAGAAAGGTTTAACAAACAGGCAAATTATGGATGAGTTGAATATATCGAGCAATCGAGTTGTTAGAGCGAAGAATTGGGGAGAATGGAATAATGTTAGTAAAACTATTAAATGAATACGCAAAATTGCCAACTAGAGGAACAATTGATAGTGCAGGATTAGACATATATTGTCCGTTTAATATAACAGTACATGCAGATAGTCAGAAGCGGATTCCGTTAGGTATAGCGGTTGAGATACCTAATGGATATGTTGGGGTTCTTGCACCTAGAAGTAGCCTTTGTAAAACACCATTGAGAGTACCTAATAGTCAAGGTTATATCGATGCAGATTATAGAGGGGAACTAAGCATTGAGTTTGAAAATATCTCTTGTAAAGATTATGAAATTTCAAGAGGTGATCGTATAGCACAATTGATTATCACACCTTATTTGAATGTAGATGTAGAAGAAGCACAAACACTCAGCGAAACAGAACGTGGCGATGGTGGATATGGTAGTACTGGCAAATAAAAAGACAGTAGATAGACAGAAAAAGACAGTAGAAAGACAGAAAGTAGACAGTAAAAGGAGAAAACAAACATGAATAAATTAGTATTAGCAACAATGATTATGGGTACAATTGGCGGTAATGTATTAGCAAGTGGTGTTGTAACAGGGCCAGTAGAGCCTAACACACAAGCACCAGTAGTAAGCGGTTACAATTCTGTAGCTGTAGGTGCAAATACAATAGTTACAGGCACAAACACAATTGCAGTTGGCCGTGATAATAAAGTAACAGGAAATGATAGTGTTGTAATCGGTGGTGGTAATGGAACGATTGAAGCCGACCAAGCGAGCGTAATTGGGTACAACAACTATGTAGGCAACAATAAAGAACAAACTGTATTAGGTGCTAACAATACTGTAGATAATCAAGGGGCGGTAGTAGTTGGTACACATAGCGTAGTGCGTGGTATTGATGCGGTAGTCATTGGTAATAATGCATCAGCACCTATTCAAAATAGCGTTGCGATTGGTACGAATAGCCAAACGGATAACCCTGTAGGTGTTAGACAAGTTGTGTTGAATGGGGTAACTCACGTATTCGCAGGTGAAAGTCCTAATAGCGTAGCATCCTTTGGTAGCAAGAAAAGCAATACATACAGCGGAATTAGTAACTACAACCGACAATTACATAATGTAAGTGCAGGCCGTGTAGACCCTAGCAGTTTAGATGCAGTAAATGGAAGCCAGTTGTTCGCTGCATATGACGAGATTGAAACCAATGGCACACGCATTGCACGCAATACTACGAATATCTCTAATTTGACCTCTAAGGTGGATAACGGATTTACAACGATTAATAACACTCTAACCGCTACAAATGAGCGTGTAGGGCAAAATAGCCAAGCCATTTTGAACAATACGGATAGAATTAATAACCATGAAACACGTATTACAGATTTAGAACGTAATACAATGGGGCAAATCTCAAACGTGATGCACGAAGTAGCAAAAGCTGGTGCATCTAATGCAGCACTAAGTGCGTTACACTATCTAGGCTACAATTCCGATGACAAACTAACATTTGCGGTAGGCTACGGACACTATAAAAACGCAAATGATGTAGCACTCGGTATGTTCTATGCACCAACAGAACATGTTATGTTTAGCGTAGGTGCAACCCTAGCCAATAAGATGATTAATGCAGGTGTATCCTTTAGACTTGGTAAAGGTAGTGAATACGAATTAAACCATAAAGGCAAAATCAAACAGCTTGAAGAGTTGGTTACTCAATTAGTAGCAGAAGTTGAAGAGTTGAAAGCGAGTAAATAATGGATGGAATTAAATTTTTACAAGAGTTATTTTTCAATGTGATCATGGGTGTATCGCTAGTAGTTTTAATATTTGGGTTTGTGATTTTAATAAAAGTATTGGTTGAATAAGATATAGGCGGTGAAAAATCCGCCTTATCATAAGGAGTGAATATGAGAATTTATCACGATATAAAAAGGATAGGGCTACATGATACAATTCATATTTTGCAACAAGCCTTAACATTTGTTTATGAGGATTATTTATTTGAACCTAAAGTAACGTTGAATATGAATATGTTTATTGTTGTTTACAAGAAGTCAGATATAAAAATATGTAGAAATATATCAATGTATGAATTAGAGGGTTTAAACATTACATTAGAAGAATTTGCACTAAGAATAAAGAACGAGATTATATCACAATATCGTTATGAATTGGATAAAATTTATAATGGCAGGTTAAAATGTTAGGTTATAGCGGATATACAGAACATTCTGATTATTACATAGCACCGCATGACACATGGGAGAGTGCGTTTGAATTTCTAAAGCAACTGGCTTGTGAAAGTGGCGATGATGAATTTTGTATCGGTGAAATGCAAGATGATTTACAAGACAACGGAATGTTTATAAAAAACGTGAAATGGTACAAATGGAATGAAGATAAAGGAGAATGGGAACATGAACGATAAGCAATTTACAGATGAGTTATTTAAACGCATGTATAACTTGGGGTTTAGAAAAGCAGAAATTGAAGATGATACCCTGTTTTTCTTTGTTGACGAAAGAGATTATCTATGTCCGTTTTCGCCACGTGTTCCAGTGAAATCTACATGCTTTGAAGAAAAAGACCAATTAATTGATGTGGCTGAATATCTAGGTATTGTTGAGTGGAGCAAAGTACCAGTTGATACACCTATATTGGTTAAACAGTATGAACAAGATGAATGGGAAAAACGACATTTTGCATATTTTAAAGATGAGAGAGTATATGCTTGGTTATGTGGTGCAACATCTTGGAGTGCTGATTATGAGGGCGATACAACCAATTGGAATTTTGCAAAACTAGCAGAGGTATAAATGATTTTACCATTTTGTTTATCAAGACTTACAGAAATAGAAAAACGCTTAACGATTAAATGTGGAGATAGCGTGTGCAGGCCAAAAGTATATGATGAATTTATTAGGTATATCGTTTTATACAGAAAAGATAATTGGTGGTTTAGATATTACATACTGATAGGAGAAAAATTAACCGATAGCCATGTAAAGCAATTAAAAGGAATAGCACAAGCTAATTATGAGATGTATTGTGAAAGACATAGAGAGGGGGAGTAATATTTGAATGAACCGACAAAGAGCGAAAAGAGATTAATCAGTAGTGCTAGAAAATACCTTGAGCCTGTAAAGACTGTTGATGAACAGATAAAGTCGATTGCAAAAGAAATAGAACAACTACGATGTAACATCACATCGATTAGTGCAATCGATTATTCTAAAGATAAAGTGAGCGGTGGCGGTGTTCCTTGTGGATTAGAAAATAGCGTAGCAAGGTTTATTGATACAGAAAAAGAACAACGCAGACGGATTGATGAATTGAGCGAGTACAAGTGCGATGTAATCAACACGATCAATAGCCTAACAGAAGAAATAGGCGGTACAATGTTACGATATGAATACTTGCTCGGAATGTCAGCCAAACAAGCGCATTCGGTTTTTGAAAACCAATTCAACGAAAGGCAGGCGATGAGGTATAAAGAAAAAGCATTGATTGAAATAGGCAGGTTAAAATGTCAGTAAATGTCACGAAATGTCAGTAAATGTCAGTATAAACACCTAAAAACATATAGTAGAATATAAGGTGTAAGAGTTGCCAATGAGCAATTCTAAAAACTAAATAGCAATTGAGGTGCGGTTTTATATTTTGTATTTGAAAATCAACGAGTATTGTTTCTAAGTCATTACAATCTATATTATTTTCTAACTGCACCGCACCTCTTATATTGCATTTTGTAAACTAATACCGCACATATAATCCGTTCCAATATTGCAATAACAACCAACTATACGTTTCATGAGATAAAACCTTAAGCGAAAAAATGTTACATACTACAAACAACTAGCGGTATTAGTTTAGAGAGTGCAATTGCATACTGAAAACTAAAGCTATATACGTTCCATTAAGAACCGAGTGTTATGCGTGAGTTAGATAGAGTGAGCTGACCATGATTACAATTCATATACTCGTGTTGGCGAATAGCCAACTATATAACTTTGGTTTTGAGTATACAATAAAA